ACTTACTTCCATAAATATATTTTAAGTTTTCTATTTTTTGTGTTTTAAGTTCAGCTACGGTTTGGCTATAAGTTTTGTTTTCTACAGGGTAAGTAAAAACACTATTATCAGCATCCCACACAATAGCACCTAATTTTTGACTTGGGTTTGTTGAAGGTGTTACTACATCGTAAAAACCAAGTGCCTGTAAATTACTATCGCTTGAATATTGTAAACCCAAAGCACCGCCATAAGATTTTAAATTGCTATAAATTTTTATTGTACCGTCTATATTAATTGCTTTCATATCTTATTTTTTAACTTGGTGTTGTATCACTTGCATAGGTTAATACGGAATAGTTGAAAACAGCATTTGCGCTATCAGATATGCATTCAATCATTAACGCATTTGTTACACTACCATCGTAGTCATTACCACCTAATTTATTAAACGTTTCACTTGTAGCTGCATTTGAATCTAAAGTAATTGTTTGCGTTCCTATAAGGTTATGGATAGTTAAAACTTGACCTGTTTTAAAGTTTGTAAAATCAAATTCTATTGCTCCTGTTAAAGAAGAACCCATCACAAAGTTTGTAGCTAGAGACCAATCAACAGTTACTGCACCTGTATAGGTTGTAATACTCCCACTTGCGGTATATCTATTCTCTAGCATTACGTGTTCTACAGAATCATTAGCTATTGTTAATGCTCCGCCAGAAACAGTTGCGTCTCCAGTTATACCGAGTGTAGTACCATTCCCAAAAAGAGTATAGATCTCGGCTTCATTTGCGTTTACCTTTATAAAGGCATCTCTAAGGGCATCGCCATTTCCATCATCTGCCTCTGCCCCTACTCCTATTGCTTGTTTTGCCATTTTTTTTTATTTATATTAATGTTTGATCCGCAGTTACTTCTATTGTATCTGCTTTAAATAACGTGCTATCAACAGATAATTCTAATATATCTTCTGCCCAGCAAGCTGGTGCTGAAAATATGGGTATTGCGTCTGTTGTATCATCAACATCTCCCCAATAAGAAGAACAATATATTTTTCCCCAGTTATTAGAATTAGCCATATTATTTTTTTATCTTTTTTAAATAGTTACTCAATTTTACTATGTTTTCAACCTTAGGCCGATATGTTTTAATCAAATTACCCATCCTCCATATGTTGGGTCTTTGTCAGGATACATACCAGTATCCTGAGCGGCATTGTACTCAGGATAATCAGTGCTCTTTTCATCTATAAAATCAAAGAATCTGTTGACATAAAAATCAGCAAAATCTTTAGCCCTAGAAGTCAATGAATCTATTTCACTCTTTGTTAAAGTTTCGCTAGATTCACTAGTATGTTTAAATATACCTCCGTTGCTAATTTGATAAGCAGCAAAAGGAATATAGCTATATTGACTATACCATACTAGCATAGGTTTTATATAGCTATTTAATAGTGTTTTATAAGCAGCATTTCCGGCATTATCAAGAGTATTTCCTGTAATCAACAATTGAATCTTTTCGTATAATTTAGTACCTAGGAAATTCTGTATATGAATGTCTTGGGCCACCTCAACAAATTGAATTAATTTATCAGTGTCTAAAGCTCCGTCTATGATAGACTTCCGCTTTAACTCCGTCATTGTTATAAATAATGCCTTACTCATCTTCTTTAGTAGGTTTTTCTTCAACAACAGCCTCAAGGACAGCCTCAGAATCCTCCTGCTGAACGATCTCCTCTTCTTGGACATCTTCTACCGAAGATAGTTTTTCTCCTGTCTCCTCTTCTCTCTTGATTTTTGTTGCTATATTGTCTAGTTCTGTAAATTCTATTGGTTGTAGGGTAATAAAGTATAAATCCAAAGAAATATTATTAAAAAGTAACAATTCTTTGAATGCATCCAATAACATTTGTTGAAATGGTCTAATTACCATATTATCCATAAGTATAGACGCTGTTCTAAGTTCTTCAGCGTTATTTCCGAACCCAGTGTTGTCTTTTATACCTAAAAGAATAGGAGATACTACTCCGTGCCCTATCATTATCTTTTCACGACTCTCTTTAGCTAAAAACTCATATTGAGCGTGCGCATCCGGTAAATTTATAGGATCTATGTTAGATTGATTCTCTGAACCATCATTAAATGCCAAAATAAACCGCCCTGCGTTGCTAGTCCCACTAAATTTATCATATATCTTGCGTTCAATCAATTCTTGGACCTCTTCATTAGGTATTCCGTTGTTGAAATTGATCAACATACTTGGCTGAAGGCCATTCTGTATGTTTGATAGGTGATAATTACTAACTTCTTCCTCTAGGGTAGCATATTGAAGACATCCTTGGTAGTCTACAGGTGAATAATAGTAGAAACCAGCCTTATAAGGCTTAACAACATACAATTCAATACGTTGAGACCTCGTACCATTACGAAAAGTAGGAATCTTTTTAGGTTTGTCACTAGGTTTAATATTTTTCCAATCACTATGATAATAATATGCTTCTATTTTACCGTTTTTAGCTTTTTCAGCACGCAATGTCTCCATTGGGAAGTGATATAAGCCAGCTATCTCTTTTTTTCTGTTCTTATAGACTACCTGAATAGCTGCTTGACCAAGCATTTTATAGTCTGTTACTATTTTCCTTACATCTCTAGCAGGAAGTATGTTTTTCATTTGAGAAAACATATTTGGCTTTTCTTTTGAGTCAGTAGCATCAATGCCCCTACCATATATCATATCTGATATACCATTAATACATCTACTGTTTGTTGGACTACCTAAATATTTTTCTATTAATTGACTGAAATAGTTGTTATCCTCACCATAATCTACCCAAGAATTTCTAGTCTTCTCGACTATCTTAGGCACTTCATAACCGGTAAGATTTACTACTTTCAAATTCTTCATACTGTTATATATTGTTGACTACTGTCACCAGCATCACTTTGTGTATATTGTCCATCATTTATAGTATAGACAGATGTGGCAACATACGAATCGGTACAATATGCTTTGTCTCTATAAAGCAATGTTGTGCCTTTAAATACCTCATAATTATAAATACTATTATCAGATAATATACTAAACGTGCAATTTAAGCTTATGAAATTACCACTTACAGACCCACTTATACCTGTTAATGTCTCAGATTTGTTAGTCCCATCTTCGGTTATCTTTAAGGATAAACCTGTTTGAGCCGTAGAGACCCTAGGCATTATCTTTATAGCTTGAGTATTAGTGTTTGGTAGTAAACGTATCATACTAATATAACTAAAAAAGACATTATTTGTTTTATATAAAAAAAGGGTAACATTTCTGTTACCCCTCTTCATTAAAAAACTAGAATAGATTAGGTATTTGTTCCTTCTGTTATAGTGATAGTTCCAGATAATCCTGGGAAATCTTGAACAGGGAATGGATAATCTACTGCTGTAGGCAATTCTGTTAATTCTAAGAAATTAGCTGGTTTTTTCTCTGACGCAGTAAATGTCAAAGTATAACCACTTAAGTCTCCCATAGCAGTACCAGTTACAATAGTTCCTCCAGAAACATCAGCACCGTGCTCAAGTCCCATCATCATAACATTACCATTATAGTCCTCTACTGCAATGTGAGGTCTACCATAAGCTAACAATTTCAGTTCTTTGTGATCTGCTTTAGTTAGCTTCTTTAAGGTAATATTTAAGGTTTGCTCATAGAAAGTTGTACCAGTTTCTCTGCTTGCTGTTACAGTTTGCTCTAGACTACTAGCTCCTTTAACCTCATACTTAAAAGCAGTTAAAGAATTACCAGAACCACCAATGGTACTACCAGTTAAGTTATCTATTACATCTGTGTCAGTTGAGTCATAACTAACAGTTCCTAATTTACCAAAATCTACAAAATAAACGTTTTTTATTCCACCTAAGGAATCTTTACAGGGCTCTTTGCGTCCCAATGTTAAATCACAAGCCATATTTTATAGTATTAAAAAGGGCAGGTAGGCACGTTGGCTCACCCACCCTTTTAGTTAATTTATTTATTAAGAATAAAGAACGATATCAGATCCAATTGCGTGTTGAATTCCAGCAGTAAATCTCATAACGACTCTTACATTCTGGCTTCCGTCAACATCAGCCATATCAATAACTTTAACTTCGTTTTGATCTGATAGAAGACCAGTTCCAAAGAATAAGTTAGATTTCTCGGCAGCTACCATTGTGTTGGATGCCATACCATTGGCAAGTGCAACATTGATGCCATCAAAAGTTAATGCACCTCCATTAAACCACTGAGTTCCTTTAGAATCAGTACCAGCAGCTCCAACTTGACTGGAAAAACCACCAAGAGCTCTTACGTAGGCTCTATATACATTAGGAGCAACATATATTACTAAGTCATCAGCACCATATACAGTTGAAGGAATTCCATCTACTGTAAGACCCATCTTATCAATTACGTTTGCAGCAGTTACGGCTGCACCAGCTCCTACATCTACAACATCAGCATCAGCAAGAAGTGTAGTTTTAAAACCATCAAATTGACCAGCGGTTGCATTAGTGCCACCCCAGATGTTATTCTCAATTCTAGCAGCTACTTTAGCTGATACGTGAGCAATCAAAAAGTCAGAGAAGTTAACTGGTAAATCAGAATAAGCTGAATACCCCATAGATACAGCTTCCCAGTCAGAAATAAAGTCTTTCTTACACAATTGTAAGTTAACTTGAAACTCTTCTGGTTGAAGAATTCTTTCTGTTAAAGTAAGCGTAGAGCTTGCGTCAAAATCACAAGACGCATTTTTTACGATATCATCAGTAGCCACCTTCTTCATTACCTCTTTAAACTTTACGTTTGGTTTGATAGTAATCAAGTCATTAGCTAATGTCGATCCACTAAGCAAAGCGGCAGAAATATATTTCCCTGCAAATTCGCCAGCATATGAAGTGGATATTGAAGTAGTTGTTGCCATTTTATTTTCTTTTTATTTAATTATTATTATAGTTCACCTACTGTAATAGAAGAAGATTGTGCTCCGTTTCCGAATAGCATCCATACAGAACCATCAGAAGATAGTTCAATAAAATCTCCAATTCTTTCAGCTCCGTCTTCAAAAGTTACTCTATCTATTGCATCAGCATCTACTACTGCTCCTGCTACGATCAAAGAACCACTCATTGTGTCTCTTTGAGTAGATGGCGTTTGAACCACCATATCAGTTCCAAAAGCAGCAGCTACTTGAAATTTATACTTTGCTCCAGCAGTTGCCTCTGGAAGAGTAATAGTATAACCTGTTCCACTAATCAAAAAAGTCTTACCACTGTCAGCAAGCGTAATCGCTTTTGATGCAGTTACTACTTCTTGTTTTTCGAGGATTCTTTCGACATCATTCGAAATAGTTGTTGTTGTTCCCATTTTTATTATTTGTTAAATTTATTAATGTTACTTAAGACTCGATCTAGAGTTGTTTGTGGTCTGTTTTGAGCATAAAGATTCATTTGGACCTCAGGTTTTACTTCTGGAGTATGAACCATCGGTTCAGCATCAACATCAATAGAAGATAATTCTTCTTTAGGAACCTCATTATACTTTTCAACAGTAGATTTAACTTCACCCATTAAACTTTCTACCATAGCTTTAAGCTCTGCAAATTCCTCTTTAGTAACATAAGAGGCCTCTGTAGCTTCTTCTTCAGCTTCTACAGCTTGATCTTGTTCTAGTTGCTCATCTTCAGACAAAACAACTTCCTCCTCTTTTGGAGACTCTTCTACTTTCTCTGCCAATTCTTCAGCAGTGGAAAGTTCTTCTTTAATTTCTTCCTGGATTTCAACTTCTTGAGACCCCAAAAGAACTTCTTTTAGTTTTTCTACAATTTCAGTCGCTTTCATAGTTTTAAATATATTAATATTACCAATTTTAAGTCAAGTTGTTGTATTTTCAAATAATGGTAGAGAATTCTGTTATAACTCCACTTTGAACTCTAATCTGTTTGTTTACATTTATCCCTGTATAGTATCCGTCTTCTAACTTGTTTTGATAAAGATTAGATGCAATGTTGTACCCTTTTTCAGAACTAGATTGTATACTAACTGTAGTATCATTTTTTAGATAGTTAGATGAACCACTCTGCTCTGTTATATATGCATCAAACCCAATAGCGGCAGAACTAAAAGCACTGTTTCCAGTATTCGTTCCAGTAAAAAACACCGTATATATTAAATTTACATTTGGGTTTTCTGTTTGTAAACTATTAAAAGGAGTATCTGACTTAAATTTTAAAGAAGAGCTAGAACCACTAAACGAACCAACAGTTGCATAAATTGCATCAGTAGAACTTATTGTTCCCCCTGAATCTCCACTAACAACAGTCGGAGCAGCATAACCCAAATAAACCACAGGACCCTTAACAGCATAGTCAACAGTTTGAGCGGACGTGTCAGGAACATTAGATCCTTTTATTGTAAATCTCCAGGTTCTAGTTCCTGTTAAACTAAGGTTATCTGTTTGCCATATTTTAGTATAACTTGGTTGATATCCAGTTACTGTACAATCACCTATGGTAGATCCAGAATTAGTATATCCAGCAGGAGCTGTTATTGTAACAGTCAAAGATCTTTGTATATCAGCTAGTGTTGTATTTGATGCAAAGCTTACAGGACTAGAAGCAGTAACTACTGCTCCAGAAGAAAATGATATACTATAATTACCTCCTGGTCCAATAAAGAAACTAGCTGTGCCTAAATCAGAGCAAGAGAATGCTGTTATAGGTGTTTGAGTTACTGTTTCTGATTTTTGCACTAAAACTCCTGGATTACTGAATTCAATATCACCAAGTTTTTCTGGTACTACGATAGTTGATTCTACCTCTCGTTCAGTATCCACAGATACGGTAGTAAAAGATGCTGGGCTTATTGTTACAGTACCTAAACTTTGACCTTCATAGGTTGCTGTGGGAGGAGTTATAACCCCCGTAGATGCAACAGACAATCCTGTTAACACCACACTTTCCTTAGTTAAGGAAGTACCTGTTATACTTCCTATTCCTTGATTAATTAATTCTCCATTACAACATTTTCTAGAATAGGTTTTGCCATCCTTACATAAACATCCGCGTCTTGATGACCTTGGACTAGAATACCCACCTCTTTTAATACCCATTATTTTTTAGCTTTAGGATGTTTCTTTGGTAATAAATCGTAATCCGTTATATATTTTGGGTTTTGTGGTCTACCATTTTTAATTAAGTATAAAAAGGCATTAGTACGTGCAAAAGCCCACTGAGAAGCCGAACGTACGTTTGGGCTGCGACTTGTATTAAAAGCTCCAAGCCCACGCTGAAAAACAGAGGCAAGCATACCAACAGTAACACCATATCCCAATTTTTCTTTATATTTCTCATTAAATTCATCTGCTTTATTTTTAAGTGTAGCTCTGTCTTTTGCAGAGACTTTGGCTCCAGTTTTACCCGAAGCATCACCTTTAGCCGTCCCCTTGCCTGTAGGGCTAGGGTTAGGCGTATCAGACTTAGGAGCTTTCGGGCTTTTTCTAACCCCTCCTCGTGGTCCCACCTCGGCCATATTGTGTTTCTCGCAAGGCATATACCAAGTATCACCTTCATAATCGTGGGTATGATATCCTTCACACCCGATATCTTTAGCTGCCGCTTCAGCTTCTTCTATAGTAGAATAACCAGCTCTTCCATCGATAATTGTTGAAGAAGCTTCTATTGCGTTTAATCCTTTAAGTTTAGAAGTAACCCACGTTAACATACTTTTACCTCCCCATAGTAAATAAGAAATGGTTCCGCAAGCTTCTGTGTCGCTAGGGTTATAATATGTTGCTGCTCTAGATAAATAACTGTAGATCCTCTTGAGGGTCGGTAATGTAAACTTAGTATCTCCTTTTGCAATCTGTTGGCCTCTGACTTTCCCAACCTGGGTAGCACAACGATTTCCCACTTTTTCATTTAACTCTACCCCTCTTTTAGCGTTGTTAACAGCAGACTTTGGATATCCTCCATAAGATTCTAGTTCTACACTCTCAGAAAGCTCTGAGATGGCTTCTAGTAGTTCATATTCTGCATTTAGTTCATCAACACATTCTTCGCAAAAGGATTCAGGTAAAGTGTCCATAGGTCCTTGGTCAGCATTATCTGCAAAGTATCCTTCTATGGAAAATCCGTGTACTTCTCCCGCTTTAACTTTACTCCATATAGCATCATTATATACCTTCATAGAAACCATCCAGGTTCCTATCGGTACATTAAATCCATATTTCCTAGACTTGTCTTTCTTCTCATCTTCTACCAGCCAGCTTTCTACCACGGTCATCCCGTCAAGCTTTTCATTATGCTCTAGTGTAGAATTTGATTGATAGCCTCTTTTGAGGAAAAGCTCTGAAGCTTTTCTTACAGTATCTACAGAAAAGTATATATAGTAATCTTCATCTTTACCCTTTCTTAATATTTTTTTATTAGGAACAAGAGCAGCACCCATAAGGATGCGCTTCTCACCATCTACTTCAGCAAGCATTATGGGTTCTTTCTTAAGAGCTATAAAGTCTTCTTCTATAGCTGGGTTTTCTACTACAGAGATAGCTTCTATCCCACTGAATTCGTTTTCTTCATCTATAATAAGTTCTATAATCTTCTCCATACTATTATAACTATTTATTTTTACTATTGTTTTATTATTTAAACAGCTAACTTGAAAGAGTAGCTCCTTGCATTGTTGTATTTCTTAAATTTTGAGCTTCTAGTATTTCTCTATCTGATACTATTGCAATTGTTTGTTGATTTCTTGTACCCCTTATAGCTTGACCTAATTGATCTATTCCCGAGTTCCCTACTACGTTAAATATTGGGGCTTGAGAT